ACCAGTAACACCAGCTTGAGGAGTTACTAAACCAGCCGCCCCACCTCCAGCACCCCCAGCACCCGCAGTTCCTGCGTTATAGACTGAACCACCGCCTCCGCCAGCGTAGGGTACTGAAGAACCTGTGATAGATGATGCCATACCAGCTCCACCACTTCCACCTACTCCGACACCAAAAGCTCCTGTGCCATCACCTCCAACAGCACCAGTACCAGCGCCACCGCCTCCGCCTGATGCCCCACCTGATGATGCTCCACCCGCATTACCTTGACCAGAAGTTCCAGCGCCTCCTGGGGCTACTGTGCCGCCCCTACCGCCACCGCCCCCTGAACCGCCGCTTGAGCCTGTACCAGAATCAGTTCCACCACCACCACCACCGCCTGTAGAAGTTATAGTGCTAAATACAGAATCTGATCCATTATTTCCATTTGTGTTTCCACTTCCAGAACTACCTGAACCACCACCACCAACTGTAGCTGGGTAATTTGTTGAAATATTTAATGCTGTTAATGTTCCTGTACGGAATCCTCCAGCACCACCACCGCCAGCAAATCGTGTTGCACCGCCACCACCGCCAGCAACAACAAGGTATTCAACGTCAAGAGCAGCAGCAGCGCGACCGCCAGCCACAAACATATTCATAATGCCACTCATGACACATTACCTGTCACCACACAAACTGTACCGCTAATAAACAGTACCGTTGCAACACCTCTAGTCGCTAATGTCATTGTTGATTTATCTGTATCCGTACCAGCAATGTAAGCTGTGGTAATTGAGCAGGTAATCGTAATGTTGCCACTCGTATTATTGAAGATAGAAATTGCGTCACCTTCAGTAAACGTAGCATCAGGAATTGTTATAGAGCCACTTGAACCTACTTGTACATACTTACCTACATCACCCACAGCTAAAGTATAAGAGCTTGTCTTAGTGCCAACAGCAGGTAGATCACGGTAGCCAATAGGATTAGTGCCATCAACAGTACAGTTTGTTAGTGTGCCTGAGCTTGGTGTACCTAATACACCACCGTTAACCACAGCAGCACCAGACGAGCCTACATTGACCGCTAAAGCCGTAGCTACGTTAGTACCAAAGCCACTAACACCAGTCGCTACAGGAAGTCCTGTGCAGTTAGTCAACGTACCTGATGCCGGAGTACCTAGAGCACCACCAGTTTGGTATTTATCAGAATTAAGATTTGTAAAGTTAGCATCAACTTCAACATAACTAAGTGCCGAGCCTTTGCCAGCACGAGTAACGATAGTGGACATAATTTACTCCTTACGCCAAAGTTACTGAAAGATTCGTAGCAGTAATCTTAAAGATATCACCATTACTAATAGTCTTGCTCGTATCTAATGCTGAGTGATACAAGAGATTACCTGCTGTTACAGCGTCACGAATACCAACGTGAGTGATAATTCCCCAATCAGCCGTACATTGAGGAAACTCAATCGCAGAGCTATTAGACGTAGCACCACCAGACGGAGCACTAAACGTAATAGACTGACGAACATACGAGCCACCTGTGACTTCAGTACCAGTATCGGCATCTGTAGGATCATTGGTATATAAAGCTAAGAAGGTAGTAGTCGGTGCTGTGTAGCTAGTAGCACGTAACGTACCGTTAATTAATGCGTTTTCCAAATAATTCGAAATTTCAGCCATGATTTACCTCACAGACATTGACATAGGTTGACCACCGTATTCACCATTCTGGTCGGCAGTAGAAATTGCTGTAATGCTACGATCATACAAAGCAGCCCATGTCTGAAGTCGTGCATCATTCATCAAATATGGTTCAGCTTCGCCCAATGCCGCATACAGCAGAGCATCAGGATAATTAGTTAGGAATACGTTAACAATATTAGTATCAGATAAATACTGTGGCTTGCCGTAATACAGCATCTGAATACTGTAGGCATCATCAGGTATAGGAGCAAACTGAATCTCTGAAGCCAGAATCGTGTAGTTCAATGGCTTACCTGAATCAGTAGTCCTAGCTATTGCATAGAATGAGTTAGGCGAAAGGTAGGTAACTGAAGAAGCTGGAGTAGTACGTAGATGTACGTCACGCATCTCTAGGAAGTCCGTAGGCAAGCCGATAGTCTCCTCACCTCCTGTGGTATTAGCACGAGCCACAATGAGCATCTGACGCGTTCTGATGTCTCTACGGAGCCGTTCTTCAGCCAGTTGGATAAAGTCCGGTATCTGTGATGTCAGATCACTACGACCTAAGTAACTCGCTATCGTAGATTTTAACGAACTATAATCCGTCATAACTATTTCCCTGAGTTGTGTCTCTCCACAGCACCATCTTCTACATCATCCCATCGATACTCATACGTACCAATGTGACCAATATGCATAGACAGACTGTGATCTACATACGTCTGGAATCCACTATCTAAAGCCTTGATGCAGAAATGCACATCTTCGCCAATAATGCCCTTAGAACCCCAACCTACGTCATACCACGGCTTTTTAGTAGCCTCGAATACATCTTTATGAATCATTACTACGCCACCACCTACAGCCGTACAAGCCTCAATACCTTCTTTACCTTTAGAGTCTATTTTATGCCAAGCGTGACTAATAATCTTGCCATTTTCGTCTTTATCTAGCTCTAAATTCAATGCTGTTGGTAACGTAGGCTTGCGTCTAGTTACTGCATTAACTCCACATATCGGTACATTCCTGCTTAACAATATCTCTATCGTATCGCTAGGGAACCGCATATCTGAATCAATGAACAGAATATAGTCACAACCATCAGCTAACGCAGCCTCAACCAGCTTTTCACGCTGATCGAATATCAACGTACCAGCCATTGTGTATAACTTTAAGCCGTTCTCACCTGTACCGCACCGAAACTTACTATCTCGTCCTACCATCTTCGCAAAGTCAAACGCAAAGCCAGTATGAACCTCGTCTCTAGCTGGAACGCATACACCTACTGTAATACCCATTAGACGTTACCCCTATAGACTTTCCATTGTGCATTATCGGAATCATTGAGCCATCGAGCAAAGGCAGGATCATCAACAATTACAAAACCTTTCATAATACCTTTCTTGTTCAAGTCATCAATGACCGTAAAAGGTATTCGAGCTACGTGATGTAATTCTTTAAGATTTCCTTGTCTTGCCTTGTCTATCTCTCTGATATGGGTGTTACTGTCTAATATCTCAGTAACATCCTGTTTAGTCTCGATGATAATGCCGCCATCACCGTCCGCATGTACAACCTGTTGTCTATATTCCATAAGTCCTCGTAAATGCCCCCAATCCGAAGATCAGGGGCAGTCTTATTACAGAGCCATGTTCAAGTCAGCAACGATACCGTGAGCGGCTTCGTTCTTAACTTCCAATGTGCACTCAACCAAAATCTGAGTCTTGTCAGCATCACCAGCTTTTGCAAGCTCGTTAGTCTGGAAAGGACGCAGATAAGCGATTGCAGCGTACTCAGGATCGAGTACCAAAGCATCACGTGTACGCATAAAGATGTTAGGAACAACGCTCATTGAACCAAAATCGCTCAAGTAAACGTCAGCAGCACCAACAATAGTTGCAGCACCAACAGCACCACCACCACCAGCATTGACGTTATAACGGTAAGCCGACAGACCTGTGAAGCTAGATACTTTCTGTTTACCAGTAGCACCAACCATCAGAATCTTAGGAGTACCGCCCGAAGCAAATACCTCAGCAACTACTTCTTTCAGCAGAGCCTCAGTAAATGTACGTGCTGTACCGTCTGTACGAGTTGATACACCGATAGTTGTAGGATCACCAGTAGTATTAGCAACAGAGTTGGTCTTGATCCATGACAGCAACGAACCCATCTTACGAGCAGTAGAGTTAGTTGTACCAGCCGAACGACCTTGATTAGCCAACAGGATAGTCTCTAGGTCACGCTTTAGCTCTTGTGAAGCCTTAGCCAATTGGTATGCCTTCTCAGACTTACGACCTGCTTTGTTAACTGTGTCCAGAGTGCCAGAGACTTTGATAGTCTTTTGCAGAATCTGTGTGTAGTTACCCAAGCGAGTAGTAGGTGACAAAGTAGCATC